CTTGTCCCCGATAGAGTTTGAACGGCAGTACGCACTAAACGGCTGAAGAGTGTCTACAAAAGACTGGGCGATTCACTGTAGCTGTAGCAACTACTGTCGGTAGTCATTTCAGCTGCCGTGTTTTTTTGGCATGCGAGAGCGTATGGGGGCGAGTCCTCATGGTTTTGCCTCCAGCCCGGCATCCGGTTGCCATCGCATGTATGGCTTGGATGGCTTTGCGTCCAGGGCGGCCCCGGCTTCGTTCTCCAGGCGGTAGCTCGTGGCGTGTCGGGTCTTGTACGTGAAGCCGCCTGGAGTTTCGACAGTGATCCACCCGCGCTCAATTAGCGCGGCGAACGCTGCTTGCACGCGCCGCTGGCCCACCCCAATTCGCTTTGTCGCCTCCCGCAGGCTCAGGAAAACCACGTTTCCTTTCGAGGGTCGATACAGTGCGCGAAGTTCTATCAGCAGTGCGCGTGCATCGGGGTTCAATGTGCAGTAGGCGGGGCAGGTCAGTTCGTGCGCATATAGCCGCACATGTGCCTCATGCCCGATCCCGCTACGCCCTTTGGCCTTAAGTCGCGACTGTGCCACCGCCCGCGCCCTCCGCCAGGTGATACCTGGCAACACGTGAAGTTCCGCGCCGGGTCGGGACCTCGACTTCTGTGGTGATGATGGGCCAGCCCGCGCGTTTCAATGCATGCACATCGGCGGCGAGGCGGAACGCACCGAACTCGCGCAGCGCCTCTGCCTGCGTCAGGCTCTGGCCGGCCTCGAGGGCCGCGAGGACGGCCGCACGAGCCGTACCCTCGACCGGACGCTTGCACTGGAGTTGCGATGAGTCGTCAGAGCCGTGTTCCCTCCTGAGCCCTGATCTGCTTGCCGGAGTTCGTTCGCTTTGGACGAAGGCGTTCATCAGTCCACCTTCCCGGAAACGAATCTCTCCAAGTCGGCACGGCGGTAGCGGACGGCTCGCTTACCCAGCTTCACATAGCGCGGGCCTTCGTCTTTGGCTCGCCAGTTCCGCAGAGTGGTAACTTTCAGCGCCAGCAGGGCTGCTACTTCTGTTTCGTCCAGCAGGTCGCCAGGTGTGAGTAAGGGTTGAGTTTCCATCGATGTACCTCAGCAGTAAGTGACCGTAGGCCAGATGCCTTGCGGTACTGCGGAATGCAGCGATGGGAATAGTTGGCTGGAAGAACCGGGCAGCGCGCTACCCAGCGCGCGCAATCAGGAAGCTGCGCGCAGAGTCACAGGCGCGCCAGCTCTAGGGAGCCTCTGAACAACTCGCCCGGCCAGCACCGGAATGAAAATTTGGCTGCTCCGGCATCGGGTAAGTCATTGATCCTTGGCTTCCCAACTCACCAATTAGGCCGGAGTTCCTGCTGCTGAGACACGGGATCGGAGTTGTTCAGACCTTCCCGGGCTCCTTCCTCCATGCGGCTGACCATTTGCGAATGGTTTCCGCGTTCTTCAGTACAGGCCATCGGCGCATGACCTCCGTCGCGAAATGCTCAGTCGTGCGCAACTTCGGATGCCGGCCGCCCTTCCACTCCTTCCATAGCTCCTTCGCCTGGGCCTTCGCAGCCTGCTTTCCGTCCTTATCCAGCTTGACCTTTGCCTTGGCGGCGTGTCGGGCACCGGCACTGCGCACTTCGGCAGAGGTCATGCTTGGTTCGGTCCTGATCAAACCGGACGTGTTAACCGAGGTCAACCCGCCGGCTATCTCGGAAATGGCGTCAACCCAATGCGTAGTCGTCGCGCCAGGCTCACCTCCAACGGCGAACTCAATGTCTCCAGCTTGGTTGTAGATCCAACACGCCACGAGCTCCGCAGACGCTGGCAGCTTGATGTAAGCACTCTTGCGAAATTCAGCAGCAATGGCCGCTTCTTCTTTGGTCCAGTCGTGGAAGTCCAAAGGAAGAGCTGCGCCTGCTGAAATCTCGACTTCGATACCCTTCTCATCTTCGTGCAGCCTGTACCAGGGACGGTCGCTGTTCGTGTGCTCAGGGCCGAAGGTGCTCAGCTCTAAGAAGGATGGGTAGTAAATAAGTGTGTCGCTCAGATTGCATGCCCGCAGGCTCGCCAGCAGTTCGCTAAGCCAAGCTTCGTTGGCCGCTCTCATGCTAGCCGCCGTTTCATCGTCACTATTCATCGTTCACCCTCGCCCTAAAGAGGGGGCCCACTGCGCCCAGCGGAATGAGGCTGAGGGTTTTCGTCTGCCTATGCCGAGGGAGACCATTTGCTCAACTCACTTTGGCACGCAGCGAGACCACATTCGCCCCCGTGCGCAGGCCGTCTAGGTAGTCCGCCCATGCCTGCATCATCCTCCGGCGTTCGGTCAGGTACTGCGCTTGGTTGTAGGTGCCGCGAATCTTGTTGCCGTCCCGGTGCGATAGCTGACGCTCGATGGCGTCTGGGTTCCAGCCCATTTCGTTCAGCCGGGTTGATGCCATGTGCCGGAAGCCGTGCGGGGTCATCTGCTCGTTGTCGTAGCCGAGCCGCCGCAGTGCCTGTCGTACTGTGTTCTCCGACATGGGGCGCTTGCTCGAAACTTTCCCCGCGAACACGTACACGCTGCGCCCGGTGAGCTGGTGCAGGTCACGCAGGATAGCGACTGCCTGCGAGGGCAGGGGGACGACGTGGGCAGGGGTGCGCGGATTCTCCTTTTCGGCCCGGCTCAACTTCTGCTTGGCGGCCGGGATGCGCCACTCGGCAGCGTCTAGGTCTAGCTCGGTCCATTCCATTTGCCGAATCTCGCCCGGTCGCTGGAACAAGATTGGCGATAGCCTGAGGGCGGCCAGTGTCACGGGGTCGCCGGTGTAGCCGTCCATTGCCTGCAATAGGTCAGCGATCTGGCCGGTGTCGGTGATGGAGGCGAAGTGCCGTTTGACGGCCTTGGGTAGCGCCCCACGCAGATCATGGGCAGGGTCGCGCTTGGCGATTCCTGCAGCGATGGCGTAGCGGAATACGGCAGACAGTTCCGAGCGGATGCGGTCTGCACTCTCCAGCTTGCCGGCCTTGACCAGTCGTTGCAGGCAGGCCAGCAACTCTGGGGCTTCGATCTCGGCTGTTGGTCGCGCCCCGACGTAGGGGAAAACATGTGTCTCCATCCACGCCTTGCAGCGATCGGAAGTGCCCTTGGTTCGCTCGCGGGCCTTCATCTCCTGGTAAGCGCGAGTCACTACCTCCAGACTGTTTGCCGCCCGCTCGGCTCCGGCCGCCTTCTCTGCCTTTCGCTGCGCTCCGGGGTCGGTGCCTTGGGCGACCAGTGTGCGGGCTTCCTCGCGCCGCTGGCGGGCTTGCGCCAGCTTCACCTCAGGGTAGGTACCGAGCCCCAGCATGTTCTCCGTCCCGATGACAGGCCGGCGGTAGCGCCAGCGCCACAGTTTGGAGCCGTCTGGGTTCACCAACAGGAACATGCCGCCGCCGTCAGGCAGCTTGTACGGCTTGGGGCCGGGCTTGGCGTTTGCGACTTCAGAGGGTGATAGTGGCTTGGAGGTCAGCCTGGGCATGGGGGGGGGCATCTGGTTTGAGGGTACGGCTCGTTGCGTGTAACCGCGTACCCGCACTTGTACCCGCAAACTTGGGTGATCGCCAGTGACATGCAAAGATGTCGCCGGACAACAGGAAAAGAAAAACCCCCGATTTCTCGGGGGTTTTTGGTGTTTCCGGTACCTTGCGGGACCTTTATATGGTGGTGGAGCCCGGAACCGAACCCGCGTCCGTAATTCGACCCAGATATTAACGCATGACCCCGGAGTCCGTCGATTCGACGACTTGGCCAAATGCTTCTGGGCATAGAGCAAGTCTGTGACGCCTGGAGCTTCAAGCGTTTGCTACCCAAGTGTCAGACGCACCAACTCGTGTGACTAAGGACCGTAACTTGCCCGCTGCATCGGCGGGATCGTAGGGCAGCGTGGCAAGGAGGGCGTCGACACCACTCTAGCCCTCGGTATAACAGTCGCCGTAAGGCCAGACGACAGCAGCCAGGCCGCCTTGGAATTCAGTCAGGCAGCAGACCTAATGTCAGCCCCATGGACTTGTGTGACGGTCGGGCCCACTATAGAATGATGTTTTATGGTGCATAAAACATTACTTTGATGGCACGACCGCGACTCAACAAGAAGATCGTACGTACTTCTGTGTCCCTTGATGAGCACATGTTCAGCGATGTGGCTCAACTTGCAGCCCAAAACGATGTGTCGGTGGCGTGGTTGGTTCGCAAAGCTGTTGCAGAACTTCTAGAGCGCCGTCGTGACGAATTGGGATCCCAGCTGCCACTATTAACAGGCGGTGCCACAGCTCAAGGGGCAAAAGAATGACCTTGGCTTACCGCGAAACAGATGGCCTCATCATCTCCCCTAACCAAAAGGAGCGGATGATGGCTTCACTGCGCGAAACTAATGAACTCTCCCAAACAAACACAGAAGCGATGCCAGAGAGCATTGGCATTGAGTCAGCGGGCAGAAAGATCTCAAAAACAAAACCGGAACGTGTTGTAGCTCAAGTGCACAAAAAATTAACAAAAATACTGGAACCGTTGGATGCGCTGTATCCGATTGAGCGACGCTTCGATCTTGGGCCTTATGTGCATTGGCGGGGCAACGCGTCTTCACCCATGCATCGTTGGCTGCGATATCGGGAGGCGTATTCGCCGGAGCTTATTGATAAGCTTCAGCTAGGAAATCGAATCCTCGATCCATTCAGTGGTTGTGGCTCTATTCCCATTGGCGCTGCTATTAGAGGGAAGAAATCCGTAGGCATCGATTTAAATCCGATCGCGGCTTTTTCGACAAAGGTCAAGCTGACGCCGCTGAAGCCATCATCGATTCGCGAAGTTAAAAATTTTCTCGGAAACTTCAATTCCTTACTAGGAAGCAGTGAACGATGGCCACTTCCCGAGCTGAGTATATCGAAGAAAGTCTTTGAGCCTCAGATGCTTGATGCTGTTTTGCGCGCCAGAACAGCTATTGAAGTAGCATTCAAAAACGACCCACTTGCGCGAAACTTTGTATTCCTTGCCTGGCTTGCAATCCTAGAAGGAGTCGGCAGCTATTTCAAAGAAGGTAACGGGATAAAGTATCGCAACAAGAAGCGCCAAAAGGGCAAGTACGAGAATCGGGCGGAAGGCGAATGGCAACTGGAAAGATTCGGAGCAGACCAAACGGCATTTTTCTCCAGAACCTTTACACACCAGCTAGAGATGATGCTGGAAGACACTGCTGAATGGCAGTCTGGAGATTGGACCGGACAGCATCTGATAGAGGGCAGCGCATTCAACCTTGGCGAAATTCTTAACGGTGAAACTTTCGACTCGGTGATCTTCAGCCCCCCATATGCGAATCGTTTCGACTACTTTGAGTCATTCAAGGTTGAGCTGTGGTTTGGGAACTTTGTTAACTCCTATGCGGATCTTAATGCGCTTAGAAAAGCATCCTTAAGATCGCATCTAAACGCGGACTATAAAAGACCTTCGGAGAATTTACCTGTCCTCGAAGAATTAATTTCGTTGATGGATCCCACTGCTAGTAGCTGGCGAATGGGTGTACCAGACCTCATGCGCGGCTATTTTCATGATATGGGTATGGTTCTTCGTCAATGTCGGAGTGTCCTTCCCGCAGGTAGGTGTTATGTCGTTGTCGGCAATTCAGCCTTTGCAGGTGTGATTATTCCAACCGATGTTCTCACAGCAATGGTTGGCATAAACGCAGGGTTTAATAGAGCAAAAATCATTGAAACCAGGCATTTGACCGTCGCGCCGCAGCAGCGAAATATGCTGAAAGGTTTTGAGAAATACATGCGCGAATCGATAGTGGTACTGGAATGAGTGATTTGAATGTGAAGCGAAGGAAGATAACCTTCGAGCCACCCAGAAGTGGGCAGTCAAGTAGCGTAGCTGTTCCGAAAAAAGGGCATGAGAGCTCCGATGTAATCCGTGAAGTGGATGAGTTTCCCAAGCACACTGAAATCAGTCATGGGGAGCTACTGAGTCTAACTTTGTCGACCAAGACATCGGGGCTAACCCATGGCCTTCACCGTTTCCCGGCAAAATATATTCCGCAGGTACCTCAATGGGCAATTCGCAATTTTGCTGGAGAAGACAGTGTTGTTTGGGACCCATTTATGGGTTCAGGTACAACCCTAGTCGAAGCGTTATGTGCCGTTAAACAAAGTTACGGAACCGACATTGATCCTCTGGCCCGCTTGATCTCGGGCGCAAAAACTACGCCCCTAAGTCCGTCGCGACTAGCTGCCCTATCTGAGAAATTGCGTTCTTCATGCCTGCCGTCAGTGGATGATTGCTTTCTCCCAATGGCAGGAGTGAAGAATGTGACTCATTGGTTTCCAGATAAATCCTGGGTAGACCTGTGCCGAATTTTCTCCGCCATCGAAAGTCTTGACTGCAAGGCAAGCGAGAGGGAGTTCTTTTTTGTTGTCTTCAGTTCAATACTGCGTTGGGTGTCAAACGCGGATGATCAAACTCAAAAGACCTATGTGTCAGGGACTCTGAAAAAAAGCCCCCCAGAGGTCTTGCCAACGTTCGATAAAGCCTTACAGAAAGCACTACTCAGTGTTTCCAGCTTGGAATCTGTGCGGCAGGGGCGACAGGCCACCATTCTTGAGGGAAATGCATTGTCGGTTCCTCTTAAGGACGCGTCGGTTGACCTGATTGTCACTAGTCCACCGTACCTCGATTCGGTGGACTACATGTACAACTTTATGCTGGAGTATTTTTGGCTAGGTCCCCAAATTGGTGTGGCTAGCCGAGCTGAATACAACAGTCGCCGTAGAACGCCAATCGGAGCGAAGAATCCTTTAACTCCAGCACATTCCGTACATGAAGCCTTGCTGGATTTGGTTGATCCACAGCAGATTCCAGAGTATCGAAGAAGTGCCGCCTTGAGCTACTTCGATCTGATGCAAAAGCACTTTACCGAAGCTGCTCGAGTAATGAAGGATGGTGCCAGGTATGTTTTGGTAGTTGGGAATAGTCAGGCATCCACTGGTGTGCTACCAGTTCATGATTGCCTACTCCGGCTTGCAAAAACAGCAGGCCTTCACCTTGAGAAGGCGTTTGCGTATCGAATTCGTCGCCATTACATGAAGTTCCCACGAAAGGGGCGTGGCGGAATTATTTTGATGGACTGGGTTATTACTCTTAAAAAAACTGATATTGCGCTTATGGAAGTGGAGGACCGGCTTCCACTTCCGCAGGTAACGATAGGAGCAGACGAGGTGGCAAATTGACGATTGCTTTTCCCCGCGCATCAAGGGCGCATGACTTTTGGCGAGTCAATAGCTACGGTTATCCCTGCTTCTTCAGCGACAGTGAGAAGTCACAGGAAGCTTGGACGACCTTGCTCTCATTTTTTGATTTTACCGACTATGACCAATTGAAGTCTCACTGGTCGTCGCCGGGAGCTCCTCGCCAATTAAGCTCACATGCAGTTGAAAGCTGGAAAGCAACGTTTGAAGAATTCGGAATTCTTTACGTAGAGTCGCGTTCGAACCGTATAACCATCACCCCGGCAGGCATACAGCTTCGCGAAGCCGCCGAAAGAGATGACCGCAACGAATTCGCCTGGATCGGGCTAAATCTTTTGTTGCGCTACCCATTGCGAGGCCCCCGCCGTCCTAAAAGCGAAGCACACAGAGATTCCGACCTGCTTCTCTACAGATTTTGGTATGCCGCGCTACTCGACCTGGATGGCTATGTGTGGTGGACTGAGTTAGAACGAATTCTGTGCCGAGTGTTTCTTACAAACGAAGCAATAGATGCGATTGAGGATGTTCGTAGTTTGCGGTTGCATCCAGAACTTATTGCCCAGGTTAATTTGCCTGCTGCACAAAGGCAAGGTGCTTTTTATAACTCACTTAATCAAGTTGCTGTTCACGCCGGAATGAATCACTTGTTACTTGGCGGTGAGGACATTGAATGTCCATATGGTGTAACCGAACCTAAGAGGCGGCATTTCATTAGGCGGGATTGGATGGGAATGATCAGAAAGGCGCTATCCAACAGTGGGCAATCTGATCAGTGTTCGACCGGAGGGCTTGCAATCGCTCGCCTGCCTGCAGCACCTCGCTTTTCCGATGAGCGGGAGTATTTCGACTACCTTGGTGCACGTGTCACACCGATGGCGACACTAGTAACATCCACCCTTTCAAGCGTGGAGCTTCAGGGTGAACGAGTGCTACTTTTGTCTTCGGGAGAAAACTATCAGGTCCTCGATGAACACCACATTGTGGGCTCTGTTGCATCACTCTGCCAACTCGCACGTGGACAGCGGATTATTCTGAGTCATGACGAGCAATGGACACATCTGGTTGAGGGCAAGGAGCTGGTAGATGCCCATGTTGTAAGAATAAGGATTCGTCGAGCACGGCCCATATCAAATATCCAAGCAATCCGCACACTTCTCGGGGGTAATAATGTCTGATATCAATGAAAGCGAGCTAGTTGATAGTGGCGCAATTCCTCCGACTGATTTTCACGATTCAATCGAACGTTTGCGCGAGATCGCTCAATACGACCTTGAATTTCCTGATGATTTTGATAATCGCCTAGCGGAGGCCACATCTCAGTTGGTCGTTCCGGAGGACGTCCTCCGAGCGGCTGCAGCGGCAATACGCGTTGGACATATTGTGTTGCAGGGGCCACCAGGCACAGGAAAGAGTTCCCTTGTGCGCGCCTTAGCTAAAGCATTCAACGCATCGACTTTCGCAGTGACTGCACATGAGGATTGGACGATCTACGATGTTATTGGCCGACTTGAGTTGCGGCTAACCGAAGACCGCAAGGAAGAAATTACCCCGGTTAACGGCGCACTAACCGAGGCAGTGATTCGATGTGGAAATAATGTTGTTCAGCATTTTGATGACCCCAGCCATCCGCAGGCCGAGTGGCTATTGATTGATGAATTGAATCGCGCTCATCTTGATAAAGCATTCGGCGAGCTTTTCTCTGTGCTAGGTACGGACGATCTGGTACCAATTAATCTCCCCCATCAAAAAGATGGAAACAGGGAATTGGTCATACCAAAGAGATTTCGAATAATTGCAACACTTAACTCATATGACAAGCAATTTGTTCAAAGTCTGAGCCAAGCTATTCGACGTCGATTTACATTTATTTCTCTTGACGTGCCACCTAAGAAGCCTTCGAGCGAGACGTGGCGTTTTGATCCAAGCCATGCATCTCCCGCGATCAAAGAATTTTCGTATGTCATTCAAAGAGCTGCGCAACGCATCGCTCGTCGTGAATGTTCAATGAATCCGGAGCGAGCTGCTGCAACCACTGATCTCATATTGCAAGAGGCGAAAGACTCCCACCTTGAGCGTATTGCAGCTTTGTTCGGAATTGTCGAATCTGTTAGATATGCTCCGGATGGTGGAGGAGTTCCACATCTTCCGATTGGAACAGCTCAGTTAATTGATACTGTAGAAATTTTTTTGACTAGACATCGGCAAGATGGAGAAGTCGATGCAACTGCTGATCTGAATCTCGACTGGGCTGCATCTGTCAAGTTGGCGCCGCTGTTCGAGTCCGACGTTCTGGATCCCGATCAACTCGTCAAGTTTGCGAGCGCACTACCACAGCCGTTTTCAAATCAATTTGCGCGCCAATTGCTCATTATTGCGGCATCGGGGATGCACTTTGTCCCAGAACAATGACAATCAGCTGGGGCAGCGCTTCCTTAAGGAGGCGCTTCCTCTTATATCGACGTACTTCTCTGGAGAGAGCGTAGAGCTTGCGGGAGCATCTGCGTCTATTGGCCAGGAGGCTGACGAAGAAAGTATCGAATTTGGTCAGCACATTCGATTCAGGCACGCCATTGCATGTTGTGCCGAGCTATTTCCAATAGTTCAAAGAATAGAGAGTGGCTTGTCAAGCGTAACAGACACCACTCGTACAGAGACTAGGGGGGTGATACGCGGTCGACTCGATATACCCCGATACGTGGCCAGGAGATCTGCGTCTTTTTCTTGGCCGAAGAGCTATCCTATCCTAGTAACGACGGAGAACGCATCGACGCCAGAAAATGAGCTGGTAGTACGAGTTTTTAGGGTGCTGCTTCAACGTCTGCCCATATCGCAGTTTCCGCCGAACTCCGCCGAGACCATACTTGGGCGGAGGTATAAGAGCTGGATCCTTGGCCGAATGAAGCGTGATCCATGGAGTGTGATTTCCTGTACCTCATCCTTGCCTAGGCTGTATATGGAGGCATGTCGGCGAATTGCGCGAAGACAGACAGGTAACGAACAAGCTTATGCAGCCCTAGTGGCTTTGGTAAGGGATTGGCACTTAATTGGAGAGGAATTTTCCGGATCACCATCTTCGGAGAAGTTCGTCAACTCGCTTCTATCCTTTCCGGCTGATCAATCGTTTCTTGATCGAATCTACGAGATCTGGTGCATTCGTTCAGTTGCACAGGCATTCATCAAGCTTGGTGGGAAATTGATAGATGGCCCATGCAAGATGACGGATAGCAGACGAAGGCCAATTTACACGTTTGATTTTTCATCAACGCGCATTGAAATTTGGTTTCAATGCTCCTTGCCCAGTGATGATGCGAATTGGTTCTATGAATCCACCGGAAGCTCTCTGCGGGGCATACCGGATATAACAGTAGTTGCAGATGGGACTCATCGAATCATAATCGATGCAAAAAACAGGATGGTAGTTGGGGCAACGCGATCAGAGGAAACATATAAAATGCTTGGGTATTTTGAAAACTTTCGAAAAACCCTCGGTGGCGAAACAAATTGGGGCGTTCTTGCCTTTGTTTCCCAGAACGGATTCTCAAGAACCATCAAGTCGCCTGATGGGCGTTTGCTTGAATTAATCAGCGCACACCCTACAGCATTCGCGGAATGTAATTTCCACGAAGACATACTAAAAATAGTTAGTGCGTGGATGGGTAGGATTGATGGTAAATTGTTTGAATCGAGCAATTCGTAAAATTAAAGTCGTTCGGATACTCCTAGTAGAAACGATTGCAGCGTTTGCGCATCCTTGCTGCTTAGCTTTCGCAAGGATCGAATTAGTCCGACATTCACCGCCCAGCCGTTAACGCGATGGTCGACATTCCGAAAGCGTTCTAGAGAATCCCAAAGCTCTTCCTGATTACCATCGAGACTCAGCCAGCTTCAACAGGCGTTGCGGCATTGGAGCCGTTCGACAGCCGATCCTGACCAGTTCCATTATCATCGACTCCAGATTGAATCGGTGATTGAACTTAAAGCAGAACTCCGCCAAATACCGCGGAAGATGCTTCTGATTGATTGCGTGATACGTTCCATGCATGGCGTTTTTCACGTTGCCTATCATCGTGTTGACCCACTTGAAATACGGCAGTTTTACGCTGGCAGGACCACCGCCTGTCACGATAGCTAAATGAGCATTCTTGGCTTCTTCAACGCCACGGAAGCAGGCCAAACCATCGGATACCACCAAGGAAGATGGCCGCAGGTGTTTAATAGCCCATTGCGTGAGTTCTTTTTTCTTGAATCCCTCAACGGCACTGAATCGCATATGGATCGGGTGCCCTTCATGATTGAGTGAAACGGCAGCAACAAAAGGGCGCTTGCCACCTGCGCCACGGCCTACCTTTCCAGCGCGGACACCGCCCCAATAGGCATCATCAAGCTGGATGATACCGGAGAGAGGAGCCTCATCATCCCGCTCTTTCATGGCCTGCATGAGCTTGTGCTTAAGCCGCCAGGTGGCGTTGTAGGAAATGCCAAGCTCACGGGATAGCTCGAGAGCGGAAACACCATTTTTCTCTTGAGTCATCAGATAGATGGCCAGAAACCAGATGGAAAGAGGCAATTTGGAATAGGCAAAGAGAGTTCCGGCTGTTACCGAGGTTTGTTGGTGGCATTGATTACATTGGTAGACGGGTCGCGATTTGAGTTTGCAAGCATGGGTATGTCCGCAGTTTGGGCACTGGAATCCTTGTGGCCAGCGGATGTCAAAAAGTCGCTGCTGACACTGCGCTTCATCGCCATAACGCTGAATAAAGGTATGAATGCTCATGCTTTTTTGAAATTGAACCTTGTTTCTGGCCATGATTTAAACCTCCAGAACAGAACCCTTTAAGTGTAGTCCTGAAGGGCTGAATCATGGTGGTAATCAAGAAGCTCTTTCGTTTTTACCGGGATCTCTGCTTCTTCGTCGAGTATGAGAATTGGGTCAACCTCAACTATTACGGGCAATCCGTGCTTCTTCGCATAGATGTGCTCGGGTGATTTGTAGGGCTTTGATGCGACCTTCAAAACGCCACACCAAGTCATTCTCTCTGCTAGGTAGCAAATAAAGACATCCCCAATCTCTACGTTTTTCAGGCTTGTCTCAAGAGTTAAGCGAAAGCCAAGTGCTTTGCTTGGCATTGCTTTAAATTCTCGCCAAGTTGACGGCTTAAATACTACTGAATAGCTGTTTGACATATCGGTCGACCAACTTGGTTATTAGGTGCAATGCGCAGACGGGGTGCCGAAACGCCGCAATTAAGGATGCCACGAGTTACTCAGTAATCTTTGCTCGAGCAAGTAGCTCTCGGCTATCCGACGTTTCATTAGTCCAGGCAGTAGCTTACCTCCCCCGTAGACCCACCTGCGTAGTTCTTGCCCTGCAGCAAACCAGTCAAGCTGATTCACCCGCCGCCGAAGCGTTGATGTCTGCAGCCGCCCCGCGCCAAGGTTGAACGTGAAGTCGACAATGGCCGCGAGCCGCTCCTCCGGTTCTGTGGCCAGCACCGGGCAGTAGCGCAGCGTGGCAGCGAGTGCCGATTGGAGATCGCGTGCCAGATAGACCTCTGCTTCCGTCTCCGTAATCGGTGGGTGCTTGGAATCGCAGAGATGGCCGTACCCAATCGTCCAGAACCCTGCTGGGCAGATATATGGAACGGCAGTGATCTCGATTCCGCGCTTCACCTTGCGCTCGAATCCCTCAAAGCGCTTGGCCAGCTCGATGGCCGCTTTGGGTACCTCGATCACGGACGCACCCGGTCAAACACGCGCCCGAGGAACCAGAAGTTCAGCACCCCGGCCCATAGGGCTTGGTCTGCCTCCGTCCAGGCATATAGGATGGCCACACCCCAGCCTGCGCCCCCTGTCACGGCGGCAGCGACTGTTGCCGTCTTGGCGGCGCAGTACAGTGCCATGAACCAGTAGGTAATGACTGGGCGGACGCTGGAGCTCAGTGCATCGGCCCAGCGCACGCCGGTCTTTTCTCCTTGGGAGCGAACGGCTTCGCGCAGGGTTTCGATGGCTCCGACGTTCCACGCAGCATCGGCTCCCGCGCCGATTTCCGACATTCGCTGCGCGCCACGCAGCTTCTCGAACTCCAGCGCCTTGTCCTGCATCGCCAGTTCGTGGCCACGCTCTCCCTTGCGGTCAATCCATTTGAAGATTTCAGGTGCAAGACGGAAGGCCCCGCCGAGGAGGCCACCCAGCAGTGTCTCAATCATTGCGGGCCTCCCATCAGCTTCAACTTGATGGCGGCACCGACCAGTAGCGCGGCCAGGATTCCGGTGGTGATGACTTTGACGGTGGTTTGCCATGCGGTACGGCGGGCATCGCGCCAGGCTTCAAGCAGGTCGCGCAGTTCACGGATGTCGCGGGCGGCGTGGCCGTTTTCCAGGCCAAGGTGGGTCAGCACGCGTTCGGCTCCGCGTTCAGCAGCGCGGTCCAGCAGTTCGTCGAAGTCCTCGCGGCGCAAGAGAAGCATGTTCTCGACGAGTGCAGGCAGTTGTTGTTCGGGTTCGGTCATATCAGTCTCCAGAAATGCGAAACCCGCCCAGTGCGTGAACATCTGGGCGGGTTTCTGGTGGGTACGAAGATAGGAAATCAGATGGCGATGCCTGCGCTCCAACCGGTGGACTTGTAGGCTGAGAGCTTGGCCTCGTCCTCGATGTAGCAAAGCCAGCCGATCTTGGGCGCGTGGTACTCCCAGGCATCGGCAATGCGCACCGCGATCTGGTCAGTTTTGCCTGCCCACACGCCCGTGGCGGCGGCAGGAATGAGGTAGCGGTCGCCGTTGGCGGGGCTGGCTGGTGGCGTGGTCAGGTCGCGGTCTTTCACGGACAGGCCGACCACAGCGCCAAGGCGCTTGAGGTTGGCGTCCATGCCGGTGTCCCAGCCGCTCTCGCCGAGCGTCCAGCCGTAGTTGAGTCCCAGGTTCGGATCGGTTGATGACATGGTTTATCTCCAGAGATTAGATGCCTGGCGAATGCGCCGGACAGCGTCCGGGTCGCCGGTGCGATGGCTTTGCTGCGGGTGTTGTCGCCAATGCCGCCCAACGATGGGCAGGTAGAGCACGCCGCCGCGTTTGGCCACGAGCAGGGTCAGCAGCCAGTCGGCGAAGTTGTTGAGGTCGGTGGTTTCCTTGAGCACGGCTTCGACGACGGAGCGCCGCATCACGATCAGGCCGTGCACGTGGCTGGCGCTGTTGGCGTGTTGCCAACGGCTGTAGGCCAGACGCCGCACGGCGATGTCCTGGCCGTTTTCGTCGGTCAGTGCTTCGTCGGTGTAGGCCATCGCGGCTTGCGGGCAGGCATCCAGCGCGTCGGCCAGCTGTGTGAAGGCACTGGCTTCGTACAAATCATCGGGATCGACAAAGGACACCAGCGGCAGCGTGCCTTGTGCATAGCCTGCCGCGCGTGCCTCACCGATACGGCCTGGAATGCCGGGCAAAACGTGCAACTGGATCGGTGCGTCCTCGAGGCTGGTGATGCAGGCCTCCCGCCATTCGGCGGGCTCGTTCAGGGTGAGCAGATGAACATCGATGCGCGGCTCCATCACACACCTCCCCAATACTGTCCCCAGCGCAGGCCGTAGCCCGCGCGATCCATGACTCGCACTTGCGGTTGCCAGCTGCTCAAACCATCGCGCTCGGCACTGACCTCCACCGTGATGCGGTCGCCCAGCGCACCGGCATCCAGCGCGGCCACTGCTGCCGTCCAGATGTAGGCGGAGCCGAGCAGCTCCGTCTCAGTACGAACCAGCACGTTGTTGCGATTACGGATGTACACCGTGTAGGTCACGCCCAGTTCCGGCCCGATGTCGCCCTCGTCTTGCTGCACGAGATAGGCTGTCTGCTGCGTGCGGTCGCGATGGGCCCACATGACGTTGAGGTCACCGGCCACCACGACAGGCTCGATCTGGCCATTGAGGCGGATACGACCGGGTGGATACGGCAAAGCCTGCCGACCGGCCAGCACCATTGGCTGCCCATTGGCAGCCAACACAGGATCGCCCTGATCGGTCGATGTGCGAGGAATCGCGCCCACGAGCAGCGATTCGCCCGGGGCGCGTTCGGCACCTTCCGATGCCAGCCATTCGCCCACGCCGATCAGCCGCGTGCCCGAGGCATGTGCTTGGGGTGTGGTGTCGAGTACGCCGCGTGCGAGGTTGATGGTTGCGTTGGCAGCATCGAAGGCCAGGACGGCAACGGCCTCTGCAATCGCCCCGCTGGCAGCCACCAGATAGGCGTACTCGCCCACGGCCATTCTCTCCGGCTGGCTGATGGCCGTCACCGGCACATCGATGGCATCGGCCTCACTGGCGGGCAAGGCTGCATCGAGTGTGAGCAGTGGCGCATAGTCCTCACCCACGACGGCAGTGAGGTCGCCGCTGGAAGCGCCGGTAGCCAGCTGCCAATTCAGCTGCCCGGTGCCACCGGCGGCGGCCAGTGCACCGAGATAGGTGTCCGTATCGGTCAGGTAGGCCAGATCTGCGCGGGACAAACGCCGGGCCAGTTCCCAATACGGCACCTCGACGGCCAGCACCAAGGATGGCGGCAAAGGTTCGATGGTCGGCTCCTCGACGTGCGGTGGCGGGGGCGACAGCACGGTGTTGCTCATCCCGAACACATCTTCCATCGCTTCGATGCGCCACTCGGCCGCGCCCAATGTGCCGGTGTCGATGCCAGTGACGCGCACCACCATCTGATCCACACCCAGGCGCGGCCAGTTCAGTAGAAATACATCACCCGGCAGCGGCGCACGCTCCAGCGTGTCGCGTGCCACCGTCAGACTCATCCGGGCCAAGGGCGAACCCAAGGCGCGCAGGTCACGCAAGGCCAGCCGGGCAGCCAGCGGCCCGTAGTTGACGCCAGGGTAGTCGCGGCGCTGATTGATCACGCCGCCTTGCAACTGGATGGCGGCCAGGTTTTCGACCGTGATGGCAGCATCGCCGCCGGTCTGCCAGTCGGTGTAGACCACGGTCAGTTCATTGGGCAGCTCGCCCCACTGGGCACGTTCGAAGCGTTCCAGCCGCACAATTTCGTCAGGCCCCAACTGCGGCAGGCTGTCGATCCAATAGTCGCCGCGCAGCAGCTTGAGCTCAAACGTGCCTTGCTCCGGGTCGGTGTAGAGGATGCCGCCAATGTGATCGATGACCTGGCCGATGAAGCTCTCGATGGGCTGCTGGCGCGTCCAGATCAGATTGAGACCGAAGCCCTCGCTCGACAGGGCCCACGCCGCATTCCAGAAACTCCAGCCGATTGTGCTCTGCGGATAGCCCATGCCCCAGTGCGGATCGGTGAGGCACTGCACCAGGATGTGCGCCGGGTTCATGCCGACGCTGATTTCCTGGTCTTCGTCCTCATCCCAGATGCGGACTTCAGCGTTCCACTCCATCCACGGCGCATCGAACCAACCCGCCGTGAAGCGACGCACCCGTACCGCCCATGGCTTGATGTAAGGGTTGTTGGCCGCGAACAGGATCTTGCGCGCCACCAAGGACAGCACGCCCCGAAATGCCGGAATGGAACTGCCGAGGCGACTCATCAGGTAGTCGTTGCGTCCTTGTCCGGCATGACCAGAAAGCACATCGATGGTGCCGACCACGCCGCCTTCGCGCTCGTCGCCGCCAAACAGAGTGGGCTTGTTGATTGAGAGGCTGCTCAGCCCATGCCCGCTGGACAGCGGCGCACGGTCGGCATTCCCCCACGCGGTACGGTCTCCCATCTGGATTTCCTGCACGGCATCGACGGGCCCTTGGCACAAGGCCAGATGAAGCCCCATCCGGTAGCGGTAGCCAACGGTTTGAGATTTGCTGCTGCCACCCATCAGCCTTGCTCCCGCTGGCTGGATGGATTGCGGGCGTGTTCGACCACACGTTGGGCCATTGCATCGCCGGTGGCCAGCAAGGTGTCGGCGTCACAGCCATCGCGCAGGAAGGCCCGGAAATCCAGATCGTGACGCGCAAACCAAGTGCGCGTGCCGTTCACGCACAGGCCCACGGCGCGCACGTGATCGATGGTGATGACAGTCGATGTGCTCACTTCTTGCCACCTTTCTTCTTGATCGGATCGGCTTCGAGATCGCCATACCAGACGACGTTGGAGCCGCGCAGCAGCACCGTGCCGAACACGACGGGAATCGGTCGGCCTTCTTCTGCGGTGGGGGCATCGACGTCAGATAAGGATGCCGGTTTGGGTTCGGGCGGTTTCGGTGCGAGCGCGACCGAAACCAGCGCCGCCACCACGATGACGACGAGGTACCACATGGCGATTTCTCCAGGGATTCAGAACACGCCCGTCGAGAACGGGTTTTTGCTCGGGATGGCGGGAAAGCCGCCGTAGTTGTCGAGGTTGCCGAAGCGCGACTCGCACGTGGCCGTGCTGTGATCGCAGCCGACCGTCAGCAGCACCTCGGTGCCGACTTCAATGGCCACCGGATAGAGCAACTCCACACCACCACCGTAGTCATTGACGATCATGTGGCGCGCACCTTCCGGGGTTTGCAGCCAGCCACCGGCCAAGCCACCACTGACGCTGCCGGGCGTGCCACCGTCGAGATCGACGTTGCGGCCATTGCTGTTGCTCACCAAGGCGCTGGCAGAAATCGGGGAGGCACCACAGGCAGCCGAATACAGCACGTGGGAACACTTGCGGCTATAGAGCCGCCGCAACCCGATACGCTTGAGACTGACTTGCGCCGACTCGCATCGAACGCGAGCGACATCGTCAGCAACTTCGACGCCCAGCACCCGGCCCATCCAGCGCGTGCCGGAGATCCACCAGTAGTCGCCCCAGGTGTCGCGCCGTCCGATGCGCAGGGTGATCGAGGTGGTGTCGCCGGTCAGGGAATTGGCGAGCAGATGGCGAACGAGATCGCAGTTCGGCGGCAGTTTCAGATCCAAGCCAGCCTTCGCAGCTTCAGCACCCAGCGCCAGTTCGTTGCGCTCCAAGGCCAGGCTCTTGTAGAGATTGCCGTCGAGATCAACGTCGAATTCGTGCGGCGTCAGATAGAACTGCGCGCTGTTGCTGGCGAAGGCGTATAGCTCGACTTCCAGCAATGGGTTCTGGCTCATCGTGCTTACTCTCCCTCGTAGGTTTGACGGTCATTGCCACGCGGTTCGGGCAACTGGCGCGCGGTCAAGGTGATCTCCAGCAGCGTCGGGCTGTGCCAGTACAGATCGATGGCGTCGTGGTCGAGGCGGCAGCGCACGAGGCGAATGACGCGGCTGCCTGCGGGCACCCAGTCGTCGAGACCCGAGCGCAGCACCAGCACACCGCCTTGATCCAGATGGCAGGCCGCCGTCAGGGCGTACTGCCGATAGCCGTCTGGGTGCACGATCAAGCAAGCGGCGGGGCGATGCCAAAAATCCGAGATTCGCGCGGAGATGTCTTTGCCATCCACGCGCAGGAAGCCATCTTCGGGATCGGCTTCGACGGTTACCCACAGGATCGGAGCCAAGCCATCGGGCAGCCAGAAGGCTTCCAGACGGCCTTGGGTGCGCCACAACCGCGCCCGCCAGATCTCGATTTCATCGAGCGAGCTGGCCAAATAGCGCCGCTGCAAAGTTGTCGTCGTCCACGGGTCGTCCCGGCGCACCCACGGATCTGCGGGCGAGAAGTCTTGGCGGGTGATCGTGGCTTGCGCGGCGGCCGTTGGATCGTCACGCCAATTGCCATCTGGCCAGACCGGGGTCTCGTCGAGCCATGGGTCATCGAGAACATCCTGGTCGGGCAGTGGCGCAGGCTGGATCTGTGTGGGGATGTTGCCGCCGACCATGCCAGGCACCCACTGCGTGAGATCCACCGGATCGATGGCCTTGCCCCACACCAAGGGCATGATGGTGCTACCCACGGCTGCGGCGCGTGCCAAAGGTTCCGTCAGCCACAGCAGATCGCTTTCGACATCGCTGAGTTGGGCGATCTGCCAGCCATCGGCGGCGATGATCAAAATCCAGCGGCCATTGTTCTCAGTTTCCTGCCAGCCCTGCACCCCGTCGTAGGTCAGATGCACATTGGCCGAGAGTGGCCCGAACTGTCGCCCGTCAGCCTCCGTCACATTGAGTGCCAGTGCGCCACGTTCGCAGGACTCGGTCAGGTGCACCGCGTACTGCGGCAGCGGCCACAGCGCCATTTGACCGAGATGATCGGCCAGCCAGTCGGCCACCAGGGCATCGGTCTGCCGAGCGTTGCCCACCTTGTAGGTGAGCCAGCGCCGAGGAACACGTCGGCGTGCCTGACGGGATTCGTTGCCACTGGCCAGCCGTGTGACGCTGGTCTGCCACTCCAGCCGTTCCACGAGGGGCTCCATCCAATCATGGCGGAAGGCAAACACGCCGCGTTGCGCATCCGGCCAAGGCTGGTCGCCGAAGGCATCCATACCGCTGGCGACGATGGCGCTTGAGGCCGTGTCCCGGCGCAACACTTCGACCAGAAAGATCGGTGCATCGATGGGTGGCCAGGGGCCCGCCAAGGATTCCGCCAGCAGGCTGGCCGCCAGATTGGGCGGCAGCGGAGCGACCGCTGTTTCCGGCGTGAAGCTGGCTGCGCTCGCCCCGAAAGTGGCGCGCGAGAGCACTTCACCCTGGAAGGCGGGCAGTTCGCTTCCCGGCGTCGGCTTGCTGGAAACCTCCGCGAGGTCTTGAACGACGACGCGATCCGTCACGCCGACTCCACGCCGAACTCAGCGGCATTGAAGGCGGCCTCCGTCCACTGCACGTTGCCGTTTGGATTGCGCTCGAACAGCGTGCTCTGCCAGGCCAGTTGCTCCTGCAGAATGATGTCGGTGCTGACGGCGCTTTGCGCACCACTGACCACGAGGCCTTTGACCTTGCCCAGACCGGCGTCGGTCTTGCGGGCCAGCATCGTGAGCTGGACGCCATAGATGGCGGGCGTGGCCATCACCGGAAACGGCTCGACATCGAAGGACTGGCGCAACCCCACGTTCGGCGCATTGATCGCCGTAGCTTCGTCCTCGTCGCTCACAGCATCCCAGGCTGCGGTACCGACCGGGCTGGCCGTCCACTGGTTCAGGCTGCCATCGGCCTGTGCCTGCAAGACATCGACACGCACATCACCGAGGAAGGTGTTGTTGATCGTGCCGCTGGTGTCGGCGATGTAGAAGTCGTCGACGTCGATGGTGAGCGGACAGTTTTGGCCAGGCACTGCGCCCACGAATGCCGTGAGCAGTTGGCCACCGCCCTGGATGGTGTTCTGAGCAGTCATCTGGATGGCCAGGATGCCGTTGATACGCACTGACAGAATGCCGTTGCTGGCGCCCTGCGTGACCTGCAACTCGATGTAGTGCCAGCCACGCGCCGGAGCACTGGCGACTGAGACAGAGATCAACTGGTCATAGCCGTATTGCCAGCGGTAGAGCTTGAGCCGACCGTCCTCGCCGATTTTCACGAGGTGAGCGACTTGCGAGTTGGCATCGCGCACGCCAAGCAGCAAAGGTTCGGTGTAGGTGTTTTGGTACGACACCACGCGAATCGCAGCGCCAACGATCAGGCTGGTTTTTGTGGCGTCGAGATTCTTGACGTAACCGCCGCCCGAACCCTCCGGCAGACGCAGGGCATAGGAGGACGGACGACGGCCATTGATCCGGGTGGCCTGCGGCGAGAGATACGCTGCCTTGCCTCGTGCCAGCCACGGATCGCCAAAGCTGTCCACGGCCTGTGGGTCGTAGTGATCGAAACCGTCGATGAACAGAAGTGCCATTGGACTTTCCTCTGAAAATTCAGCCTTGCAGCGCCGCACGGATGGCCCGTGCATTGCGCCCGATGATGTTGACGATGACTTTCTCTCCGGCAGGCGACTGCAGGTGGTCGTGGGTCACACCCGGATCGACCGCGTTGACGATGCGCACTGCCTGATTCATCTGCGGCTGCGCGGGCGGCACTTTCACCTCCGGTACCAGCCCGCCCGCTGCGAAGGCCAATTCGCCGCCCTTGAAACGTGGGCCTACCGACAAGCCGTTGAGCGAATCGAGGAAGGCCACACCGACCTGGCGCACGGCGGCCGCCCGCACCACGTACTCGCCTGCGGACAGACGCGCCGGGATCGAATCCGACGTGGCGCTACCCGGGCCGGAGACCAGACCGCCGCCCGCGAACTTCTTGATTCCACCCAAGAGCGCCATCACAGCGGCGACCATGGCTACCATCGCGGCTACAGCCAGGGCTGGCCCAACGTAGGGGATGGAAGCCTGCGACGCCGCCGCCCCGGCTCCCGCCTTGGCTGCATCCATCGACACCACAGCGGTGGTTTCGGTGGTCTTTTGCGCGACCTTGGCGGCGCTGGCCGCCGCATCGACGGTCTGCTCCTGCTGGATGAAACCGAGCTTGAGCGCCAGCATCCGCGCCTGCATGGCAATCCACTGCTGGAAGGGCTGGATCACGATCTGCTGCAGGAAGGCATCGGCCACCTGCTGGAAGATGCTCGACAAGGCACTGCGCCAGGTCTGCGCACCAGTGATCATCCCGTTGAGCGCGCCGCCAAAACTCTCGCCGATGCGATTCCACAGCGGGGCCATTTCATCGACCGTGAGCCGGGTGCGATCCAGCTCGTTGCGCCACGCCTGCACGCGAATCACCGCATCCGGCCCGATGGCCTGCGCGGCTTGCTGCATGGTCGGCAACAGGCGCTCCATCTCGGTGGACGATTGCTGTTGCAGGGCCACGATCTGCTGACGTGCCTGTGTTTCGGTCAGCAGCCCAGCTTGCTGCTGGGTCTGGATGGCCTCCTGCGCATTGCGCAGACGCTCGGTGACCTGCCGCCATTGGGCTTCGAGCGCCGCCAGATTGGCCTGTGCAGCCTTCACATTGATCAGCCGGTCAACGAGCGACACGCCGTCGGCATCGCTTTCTGCCGCCAGTCGCGCCCGCAGATCGCGGTAGCTGCGCTCGATGGCGGCTTGCCGGTCGGCATCCGTTGCCGTGCCGGTGATCTGTGCCAGTTCCTCACGCGCCTGCGCCAAGGCATCTGCCAGCTCACGCTCGGCTTGCGCTGCCTTGCGCGCATTGGCCTGCTCGATGTCCGTGCGCCGGTTATTGAGCGTGATTAGGTCGGCTTCCGCCTTGGCTACTTCGGCCTTGGCACGCAGGCGGTCGTTTTCCGATTTGCCCGTGGCGGCGACTTGCTGACTGCGGGCCAGCTCCTGCTGCTTGCGGGCAATCTCGGCATCGACCTCGCGCTGTTCGAGGGCAGTTTTCTGCGTGTAGTAATCGCGCACCGATACCAGACGGTCTTCGAGCGCAGCATCCAGCGCAGTTTGTTGCCGGTTCAGACCGTCCTTGAGCAGCGTGAACTCGGCGTCCAGCTGCGCTTTCATCAGCGTGGTTTGCGCGCCGGTCGTGTCCTGCGCTGGCTTGACGGCTTTGGGCTTGGTCAGGCGTTGAAGCAGTTCCGGATCGGCCTGGATCTTGGGTGCCTTGACCTCAATGGGCTTGGGGTCGAACAGGCTGTCGCGGAAGGACGCCAGTTCATCCAGCCGTTTGACCAGATTGCCTTTGAGGTCGGCAATGATGGCCTTGGCCCCGTCGGTGTTGCCCTTGAGCGCCTCGACCGCCGCCGCGACACCTGCGCCAATGGCTTCGCCCAAGGCGACGAAGGCCTTGCCGACGGTGGCGGCACCGAGGGCCAGGGTCTTGAGCACCAGCACCACGCCATCAAGGATCACGCGTAGCGTGCCGCCTTGCTTGGCCGACTCGACCATGCCACCGGCCATATCGTTCAGGGCGGGCAGCAAGGATGCGATGATCTGGTTGCCGATGCTGGTGGTGGCCAGTTTCAGCTTGTCGAGGGCATCGTTGAAGTTGCCCGCCTGCGCCGCCGTTTCGCTGCTCATCTGCACGCCGAGCGCCTGCATCTCGGCAGCCAACTCGTTGATGCCGTCGCGCCCCTGATTCAGGAACGGGATCAGCTCGGCTCCCGACTTGCCGAACAGTTGCACTGCCAGCGCGGTTTTTTCCGCGCCGGAGGGGATCGCCTTGAAGCGCTCGGCCAGATCGAGCAGCACCTGATCGGTGGCCCGCAGGGTGCCGTCCTGGTTCTTGAACTCGACACCCACCGCGGAGAATCCGCGCGCGGCATCTTCCGATCCGGTCGCGGCTTCCAGCATCGTGGTGGACAGCTTGCGCAGCCCCTTCTCGAACGATTCGCCGGACACACCTGACTGCTCGGCTGCCGGTTTCCAGACCGACAGGGTCTCGACGCTGACGCCCACACGCTGCGACATCTCGTCGAGTGCGTCGCCAGTGTCGATGGCCGATTTCACCATCGCGGTCAGGCCCGCCACTGAGACGGCCACGCCGAGGTTGGCCAGCACGCCATTGACGCTCTTGGCCGTATCGGTGAGGCCGCCCAGCCCGCGCTTGATCGAGTCGAAGGCGGTCTTGGTCTGGTCGACGGCACTGATCAGTATTTGGGCACGATTGCTTGCCATCAGACTTTGTCCAGTTCTTGTTGAATCGCGCGAGCCAAGGCTGGCAAGGCACGCTGCACCCCGCCCGCCAGATTCAGCCGCCGCTTGAGATCGACGCGCTTGACCAGCACGGCGATGGGAATCTCCTGACCACGCTTGATCTGCTTCGCGCCAGTGCGACCACGCTCGGCGCGCTTGAAGCGGCCCAGCTGCCCGGCGTTCTCTTTGATGTTCTCGGCCATCAGCAACACCCGCCCGTTCTTCTCGATGAAGAAGGCATTGCCCGAATGCATCAGGCCGTCGATGACCGCCTTGAAGCGTTTGGGGCCGATGCGACCGGGCAGCAGCGGAATCAGCAGATTGCCGCTCACCGTGCCGCCTTTTTCGTGCAGACCGAGCCACGGAATCTTGCTGCCCACCAGCAAGGCGGGCAGTTGTTCGGGCTTCTTGTCGAACACCTTCACGCCCATCGAGGAGATGAAGCTGTTGCGTTTGACTGTGAAGGCACTGCGCATCTCGGATCGCGCCGCATCACGCACTTCACGCCCGCCCGCTTGCATGCCCTTGGCGACAGCGGTGTGGATGGCGCGACGCCGCTCGGTGCTCCACGCCGCCAACTGACGCGGGTCCAGCAAGCCGGTGGTGGTGAGCGAGAGACGCATGGGTCAGTCCTTGAGCAGATCGCGTTGCAGTTGTTCGATGCCACGCTTCTCGCCCTGGGCTGCCACGGCGACCACGCCGAGCAACTGGGCGAGTTGTTGTCGCTCCAGTTGCCCGTCGGCGTCGAGAAAGGCTTGGGCTTGCGTGAGCGTGTAGCCCATCAAGTCACCGAGGCGGTGCCCGGCGCGGATCAGGCGGGCGACGGCACTGTCCCAGCCGAGGTCGTCAGTGAGCGCAGCGTCGGCGCGAGTCGCTGGGCCGCGCCCTGAATCGCCGGGACGACGTGCGCCACGAAAAAATCCGCGTTGACCTCGAACACGGCGGCGGCCAGGTGCACGGCGTCCTCCAGCGACAGGTCGTTGATCCACGCGCGTTCACGCCGGGTAGTGATCGCCAGCAAATCCAGCACGGCATCGCCGTGCCGTCCCAGCAGCGCCATCCAGTCCGGATCGTTGGTGATTTCCTCGGCCAACGGGCGCACCACGGCCAGCAGCCGTGGCAACTCACCCAGACGGATCGGCGTCAGTTCCAGCGCGGTGCCGGACAGCGTCACAACCACAGGCTCAGGGGGAAATGTCTTGAAGCCGTCCATCACAGCAGCACCAGACGTCCGAACTGACCGAGATCACCGCCGACGGGCTTGGTCAGATCCGCCAGTACCTGGCCCGACAGCTCGAACTTCAGCAGTTCGTCCGTGATGATCGAGAGTTCCTTCGCCGGGTTGATGGCCACGCGGTAGAGGTCGATCACCACCTCGCGGTTGCCGTCGGCGGTGTTGAGCCCCTCGAAGCGAATCCAGCGCTCGGGCAAGGGCTGGGTGAACATCGCCGTGCTCTGCGCTGCGCCATAGGCGTAATCGACGGTGAACGGCTCGGTGTACGAGCCGCCCGACGTGGCATCCAGCACCACCAGTGAACCGTGCTTGGCATTGACGCTGTACTGGCTGACTGGGAGCGTCTTGGGCGTGGCATCGGAGTCCTGGATCTGCACGGCGGACACGTTCTGCATAGCAAGCGGGTACAGACTGCCCGGCGTGACCGGGTTGGGCAGTATCTCGCCGGTCACGGTGCCGGGGGTGATCGTGGTCGTGGTGCCGTAGAGCGCCAACGCCAGATTGGTGGCGATCAGCTCTTCCAACGTGCAGGCGAACTCGCCTTTCTTGGTCTTGATGAGTTGCAGGTCGGTCAGGCGCTGACCCGACTGCGCTTCCTGGTGCTCGATGGTGTCCACCGACAGCGACACCTTCAGCTCGGGCACGTTGCCGACGAAGGTCAGTCCTGCTGGATTGCCGAGTTCATCGCGTGCGCCGATGTAGACGCGGCCTTGTCCGGAAAAGTAAGCCATGTTCAGTCTCCTTGGGTAGCTGCAGTTGTGGAAACACCGGACGTGGCATCACGGCGGGTGGATTTGGAATCGGTGGCTGGGGTGACCGTTTTGGCCGTGCCTTGCGTGATCAGCCAACGGGCGCTGGCGTCATTCAGATCAAGGCGATCACCTACGGCGAGGCGCTTGCCTGCGTGGGTATGGGGTTTCAGTAGTTCGAGGGAGAGGGTTTGCATAGGGTGTTCATCCTGTTTGGGTGAGGTCGATGGCGTGGGTGCGGTAACGGATCTCGTAGCGGGCGGGCAGCGCGACGGCCCCGGCGTCGGCGTCGTCGAACTCCCATTCGCAGTCGATCTCGCGCACGGCGATGGCCAGACCGCCCAGATTCGGGTCGGCGAGCATTGCCGCGTGGGCCGAGACCAGCGCCTGGTCGGAGACGTCGAAGGCATCCGCACCGCGTGCCACCACGGCAAGCCGGACGATCAGCAACCGGTCGACAAGGTGGTTGGCGTGGGCGGTGATGCTGTCGCCATCGACGAACAGCAACAGCGCGGGACTGGCCTCACGGGTGACCGGCACGGCGGGCATGCGCAGCACGGGAGTTGGTGCAATCGCAGAAGACAGGCGTGCGACGACCTCCCGCAAGATGCGCTCGCGGACAGAGTTCATGTCAGTAACCTCAAAGTTGGGAGAGCGAGGCGCGACGTTCGGAGCCGTCACCAATGGCGCGCACGTCGCGCACCTGATAGGTCACGCCCGCGATCTCGACCGTGTTCCCGGCAACCAACGTCAGCCATGAAGCTGGGTAGTCGATCTGGTAGTCCCGCGAGAGCGCGAAACCATCGAGCACGGTTTCGTCCGGAGCACGGAAGGTGCAATACACCGTGGTGCCCGCCACCGTGACAGCGGTAAGGAGCCCGGTGTTGCGGGCTGCTTCGTAGAACAGCTCGACGGCCAGCATCAGGACGCCAGCACTTTCACCAGCACCGCAGGCCGGTGACACATCGGGAGCGGGTTGGACTGGGTGTGAATGTCGGTGCCCCGGTCGAACTTGCGCGGCTCCTGCTTGGCGTACAGCGGCTGGCCCAGCGTATTGGCGGTTTCGTTGAAGTCCGCAGGCGCGAAGTAGGTGGCAAAGGTGTCCACCGTGCCTAGCGGGAAGGCATGGCCTTCACCGTCCTCGATGAAAGAGCGCACGTTGCCGTCGCCATCGCTGGCTTCGCCTGCGTATTCCTCGAAGGTGATGCCGCAAAACGTAAAGCCGGAGCGCATATCGGAACGAAGGGCGAAACTATCCTGCCAGCGGTGATATGCCTCAACGACTTTTTCGTGGCTGGTGAAGGCATCAAAGAAGTCTGACGACACCAGGCAGTGGACGCCCGTCATCCGCTCGCCCTTGAGGTTCTTCTCCAGATAGCGCTTGAGGTCGAGGCACTTCTTCTTGATGTCGGTGCCCGCAGCATTAAGCTGAAAATTGACCACCTTCGGCGTGATCTCAAACAGATCAAACAGGTTGTAGAGCTCTGAGCCATCTGAATCGAGGATGATGCCCTTGAGCGCGCCGATACGCAGATGTTCCAGCGTGATGGCGTGCTTGTTGCGCATCGTCTGCAAGTGCTCGGCCATCACCGAGGCCACGGTTTGTACTTCGGTTTCAGAACCGAAGGCGCGGATTCCTTGCACTTCCTCTGGCAGCACCACGTCGTCGTGCGGGATGTGCGGAATGGCAAAGGAGCGCAGCTTTCGCTTGCCGCGTACACCTACCGTCCCGGGCGAGCCCACCGGCATCGTCGGCAGCAAGGTCAGAATGCCGTTTTTCTCTTCGACGGCCACTGAGCGAAAGCGCACCGGCTTGGGCGGAAACAGGCCCATGCTTTCCATCAACCCGTAGTTGTTGGGCAGGATATTGATGGCAGCGGTCAGCGCCGACATCGAGAAGGCGGGATTCTCGAAAACGTTGTTCATGGTCAGACTCCTTTGCGAACGAGGATGCCGAGGCTCTTGAGCTGCGCGATGGCAGCCAGTTTTTCGGCGGCAGTGATGGCGGCGGGCCACGCCAGGGCGTGATCGGCAACGATGGCGTGGCGGGCCAGCATCAGCCCCTCCTCGCGGTCGATCAGCGTGGCATCCACGGCCTGCATCAGCACACCTGCGGCGTACTGGCTGCCATCGGTGGCGGACGGGTCGATCTGCTTGAGCTTGCTGGTGGCAGTGACGAGTCCAACCACCGTACCCAGCGGCAGGTTCTGGCCTGCGCCGACGGTGACCTGATCACGCGAGTAGAGGTTGGGCGCTTCGTACTTCAGAAGATCGCCAAGATTGAGGCCTTCGGTGATGACGGGCATGTCACTTCTCCTGTCCGGCGCGGGCACGGGCCGCCAGCACCAAGGGGTTGTCGTTGAGGGATTGCGTTGCCGTGTTGGCAGCGCTTGGTGTGATCAGGCTGTTGATCTCTTGACCGGTGGCGCGAGCGGCCAGCAGATGCCCGCGCACAGCCGATGCCGAGGTACGTGCAGCCAGAAAACCGGCGATGCGCTCGGGGCAGCCTGCCAGCGCACACAGCTCGGCGATTTCCTGAGCGTCCTCGATGGTCATCGGCGGATTCGCGCCATCAGCGCGATCAGGATCAGCGCCAACCCCAGGGTCAGCAGTGGTTCCGGGTTCATTCATGAAATGCTCCAGTCGTGGTTGGTGAAGTGAGCCCAGCGCCGCAGTTGCGAGCGCCGGAGGTGGTGAAAGTGCGGCGGAGAGTTCGGCCAGCACGTCATCGAAAGTGCCGACGGCATCAGCAAGTCCTGCCGCAACGGCGTCCTGCCCGAAGAACACACCCGCTTCGGTGGCGCGCACCGCGTCACTGGTGAGGCCGCGATGGCTGGCCACGGTGTCGACGAACAAGCCGTAGATCCGATCCACCTCGCTCTTGAGAAACGCGTGGGCTTCGTCCGAGATCGGCTCGTGCGGGTTGAGGTCGTTCTTGCGAGCTCCGGCAAACACCGTCGTGTAGCGAACACCATCTTTGGCATCGCGCACCGACTGATCGGCGTGCATGGCAATGACGCCAATTGAGCCAACGCCTCCGGTACGGGAGACAAAGAATCGGTTCGCCGCTGACCCAAGGGCGTAGGCCGCCGAGTACGCCATGTCATTGGCCAGCGCCCAGATCGGTTTGATCTGCGCGGCAGCACGCACGCGGTCAGCCAGATCGAACACACCACCGGACTCACCGCCCGGGCTGTCGATGTCGAGCACGATGGCCGCCACCGACGGATCAGTGATGGCGCTGTCGAGCTGACTGGCGATGTCCTGATAGCTGGTCAAGCCAGAGGCTGCCTCCAGCCCCAACGTTCGCCGCACCAGCGTGCCGTAAATCGGTAAGACGGCGATACCAGCATCAGATGCTGGTGGACTGCGCGTAGTAGGTGATGGAAGCGGTGTGCCGTTATCCGTCAACCCTATGCGTGGCCCCAGTACGGCAAGGATTACCTCGAGTTTCGGGCGATGAATCAGCAACGGCGCGCCAAAGATACGCGCCGCCATATGCGGTAGCAGTGTCATGGTGATTCCTTCAGGCGGACGACTGATTGCTGTCGGTGGCCTGTGAGTTGGGTTCTGCGCTGCCGCCATCTTTGGAGGTGCGGCGCGGATCGGAGTCAAAGATCAGACCGAGGTCGTCGGCTCGCTGGTTGTCAGCCGCGATTTCGCGGTCGACGTCCTCGGCGTCGTAGCCGAAAGCCGAGATGGCCTCCGAGCGGCTCATCAAGCCCGCGCGGATCGCCAGCAACATCGCCTTGAATTCCTTCTCGGGATCGACCCATTGCCAGCCCTGCGGAATCCATTTGCAGGCCACGTACTCCTGCCGACGTCTGGCATAGCCGGGTGCTGTGATGCTGCCGGAAAGCACTGCCTGATCAAGCCACGCATTCCAGACCGGGCGACAAAGCTGATGTACCAGCACGCCATGCTGGATGGCCTCAGTGCGACGGCGGAACTCCAGCATCCCGGCGCGGATGGAGGAGTAATTGACGCCGGAAAGATCACCGGTCAGTTGCTCGTAGGTCACGCCAATGGCAGCAGCGACCGCGCGAAACTGAGCACGTAGGAATTCGCCGTAGCTTCCACCCACATCTGCGGGATCGGAGAACTTAACGTCCTCGCCGGGCTCCAGGATTTGCAGCGTTCCAGGCTCCATCCCTGCTAGCGCGATACCTGCATCGTTGGCCACGCCTTCACCCAGCAGGTTGTCCTCTGGGGATAGGCGCGTGACAAAGCCTGCGAACATCGCGGCGGTTTTCTTGCGCACGAGCTCCGCGTCGTCGTACTGATCCAACTCGTTCAACTTGACTAGAGCCCGCGCAAGCCAAGGTTCGCCGCGAATCTGTCCGGGGCGCAGCACGCGGTAGAGGTGGATGATTTCCCGCGCGTCGACGCGCACCGTGTCCATGCCGCCTTGCCCGGACATCGGTGCAAGGTGCCCGTCCTCAGGATGCGAGCGATACAGGTGGTAGGCCACCCGCCGTCCCATCGAATCGAACTCGATTCCGGAGCGCACGACATTGCCGGATGGCAGTTCCGTGTTGAGGTTCAGCGGCAGGTGTTCGGCCTCGAGCAACTGCAGTTGCAGCGGTACGACTAGACCATCCTCGGGGCGACGGGGACGTAATCGGATCAGGCATTCACCCCCTTCGCACATCGCGCGTGCAGCCAGTGCCTGCAGGCCGTAGAAATCGGTCTGCCCGCTGGCATCGGCTTGTTCCGTCCAATCGCGCCATAAGGCCTGTACATCGGCGCGGAAGGATTCGTCCTTGGCCATCGCCTGCGGCTTGATGCCGGTGCCGACCGCGTTGGATACGAAGGCCTCGATCCCGGCATTGGCCCACGCATTGCGGCGAACAAGGTCGCGGGATTTGACGCGCAGTTCATTGGATGTGGCTAGCATGGCCGCCACGGCACCGGGATTGCCTGGCATCCACGCAAGTGATCGCCGCCCGCGTCCCGCCGCTTCGTGAATGGGCGACTGGCCGAACAGGCTGCGGATTTTCGAGTACCAAGCCATCAGAACCCCTTGCCCGTAGTGACCCGGATCTGCCGGGGCGCACCGGGCCACAGTCCGGTGTCCACGGCCTGCTCGAAGAGGTCACGTTTGACCGCCGCGATGGCGGCCTGGAGTTCATCGACGCTGCGGTACTCGACGGTCTTGTCGCCAAAAGTCACGCGCTTTTCGCCTTTGACCAGCGCCGCTTCCAGTGCGTCGAGGTGTGCTTGTGTGTAGGCCATCAGCGGAACACCGTAAGGTTGATTTCGGAGGAGTCGTCGAACGATGCGGACGTGGTGGCGCAACTGACGTCGACGTACTGGGCGGTCTTCTGGTCGGCGCTGGATCGCACGATGGCAATGCGCTGCGTGCCGCTGTTGGTGCTGCTGCGGGCAAGCGCCGTCCAGCAATAGTTGGCGTCGGGCATGGCAACGGTGAAGTTCACGCGGTAGCGACCCGCCGCCGTCCGGGTCACGCTGGTCACGTTGTGCGATGCGCGCACGACGACCTGCGTTCCGACATAGCCAAAACACACCCACGCCCGGGCCACGCCGGGGTGGGTGGCGTCGATCTTGGTCTTAACCTCGAGCCCGACACGACTGGCCAGCGCACTGATGCGCGATGCGATGCTCATCAGACCAGGGCACCCACAAAGACCGCGACGAAGTCTGTGTCGGTATTGCCGACATCGGTGGCTGCGACGGCTCCGATGTTGCTGCGCGCCTGAAGTTGTTCGGCGACGGTCAGCGACTGCGCAGCATCGAAGCGCACGCGGTTGTTGACGGCGGCGAGCAAGGCATCCAGACCGCTGGTGCCGTTCTGCAGCAGTTGCTGGATTTCCACCAGCGTGTCGTAGGCGGCATCGGCACCGCCCAAGATCTCGGTCTTGAGCGCGTCGAGCAGCGAGACGATCTTGTTCGACGAATAGGTGCTCGTGGCCGCGACGTGCGCATCGTCGATCACCGCTGAGGACACCACGGCGGCCTGCAGTTCGTTGATGGCCGCGACCAGATTCGACTTGTCGGTGGTGGTGAGGTTGGCCAGGTTGCCTGCCTTGGCGCGGACGTCGTTGAACTCCTGCGCGACACGGATGACCAGGCTTTCGATACGGGTAGCAAGACTCATGTTTTCTCCTTGGGGTGTCAGGACAGCCAGCGGCTTTTGATCACGCGCCGACCGGTGTTGCGGTTGCCAGAAATAGCGAGGCCACCGCGTTGGGTGGCCTCGTTGATCGATTCGGTTGGTGTTTCATGGGCTGGCGGACTGGCCAACCCCAGTTGTCGCTCCAGTTCCCGCCAATGGCGTTCCTCGAAGCGGTCCAGGCCCGCCGCCGATGCGGCCGCGCGGGCGTAGACGTAGCAGTCGAGCGCTTCATTGCGTTCGCGCATCTTTTGCCACTCGCGCACCGGGAAGCCGTTGCGGTCGCGGCGAGTGATCAGTTGTTCGGCGCAGAGCTGCTGGATGAACTCGGCGTCGATCTTGGGCAGGTGGACGAACCCGGCCGGAAACACCGTGGTCAATCCATCCTCGCCAACATCGGCGCTCTTGCGCAGGTTGTTGTAGAACTCCAGCTTGGCGATGCCCACTGCCACCGAATACACCTTGATGCCCCGGCGCAGCTTCTTGCCGCCCTGCGAGACATCGATGGCGGTTGGCGTCCCGATCAAGGCAGCACCACGCGGAACCCCCTTGACCGCCATCACGCGTGGATCGCGGCAGGCCCGCACAAAGGCGTAGGCCTCCTGTGTGGCAAATCCGGTATCCAGTGCAAAGCGGGCCAGCGGCATCACCGCACCCGAGGCGTGTGTCCACGATTCAGAGAGCATTTCAGCGAGGTGCTTCCATACCGTGTCGCGGGCGGTGTCGCCCATCAGTACGCGGTGCTCGACCAGCCAAGACTCCTTGCCGCGCCCGAAGGCCCAGACCGACGCCTCGATGCGATCCTTCTGCACGTCGGCCGCGCCGACCAAGAGCAGACCGCCTTGCGGCACCATGCCGACGCGGTAGTCCTCGCGCCGCTCGACCAGTCGTTGCCAGTCCGGCGCTTCACCTTCTTCGACCCAGGTTTCGCCCAGCTCGGTGTTCTTGAAGGTCTTGATGGCGGCGGCCGATCCTGATTCCTTGCTGACCGCGCTCTCCCACGCAGCGGCGATCTCGCGCCAAGCACGCCAGCCCACCGGGCTGTACAGCGATGAGAGGTGAAAGCCCGCCGTCTTGCCCGTGCCATCAGTGATCATTGCGCGCCACTCGCCGTGCTCCAGCATCCACGTCTTGTGGTGCTCGGCAATCGCGGTGTCACACGACTCGCAGATGTAGGCAGCGGTCTCCGGTTGCCCTTTGTCCCAGCGCAGCTGCTCGAAACGCAGCCATTGCCGATGCGAACAGTGCGGGCACGGTACGAAGTAGCGCCTCTGGTCACTGGCCTCGTACTCACGCTCGATGGCCGACGCCCCTGAGATCGTCGGTGTCGAGACAATGAAAATCTTGCGTCGCGCGAAGGTGCGCGTGCGCGCCTCGGCCAGCGAGATCGCATCGCCTTCACCCTCGACGTCCAGCGGGTAGCCGTCGACCTCGTCGAGAAACAGATAACGTACCGGCATCGAGCGCAGACCGACCGCGCTGTTGGCCCCGGTCATCACCAGCACACCGCCCCTGAACTCCTTTGCCAAGATGGTGTTGCCCGAATCCCGGCTGCGCGCCGGTGCAATCAGTTCGGCCAATGCCGATGACTCTTCGATCAGCGGATCAATCCGCTGCTTGGAGTTGCGCTTGGCCATCTCTACTGTTGGCCACACCGCCATCATCGGCCCGGGTGCGTGATGGATCACATAGCCGATCCAGTTCGATCCCATCTCGGTCGCGCCGAGCTGGGCTGCCTTCATGAACACCACGCGCTCGACCGGTGAGGTCGGCGACAGGCAATCCATGATCGCTTTCAGGTACGGCGTGCGGCTGGTACGCCAGCGCCCGGGTTCGGCAGACGCCTTGCTGGAAAGCATCCGGTGGCGATCCGACCATTCGGACACCGTAAGCAGCGGGTCGGGCGTCAGTCCTTCACGCCACGCCCGTTCGATCTCCTGCGCGCCTTCGTAATCGTCCATCATCAGTCCACGCGCGGGCGTAGTTCGCCCAGTTCGATCAGGTGCTCACGCACGGCGGCCTCCAGGGCGATGTGCATCGTGTGCGGGTCAACTCCCAGGGTTGATGCCATCAGCCCGGATACGCGCGCAGGCCAGTTCAACCAAGCATCACGCTCAATGCGGGCGAGATGGAATACGTGCGCCACGGCTTTGGCGCGGTCAACCAGTTCCTCTTTTTTCTCGGCCAACTCCACCTGCTTGAGTTTTGCCTTGAGCACTTCGTTGACGGTACGTGCCTGCAGCAGCGAAGTGCCACCGGTCGAAAAGGGCGGAACCCCGGTATCCGGTGTTTCGCGCTGCGCGGGCTGGGTAGACGCAACAGGCTTGGCGCGTACCTTGGCAGCTTGGGCCGGCTCTGGCGCTTCAGCTTTGCGCGGCTGAAGGGTGTTTTGCGCCCATTGGGCATCCGCCATCTCCGGATCAATCGTGCCGTCAGGCAGTGGCGTGATCCGCCCAGTGTCGATGGCCTTTTTCACGGCCACGTGCGACACGCCACGGTGGCGCGCGTAGGCGCGAATCGAGAGTCCCATCGTCACCTTCTTCAATCATTTGTTCGTCATTCCTGCGAATTGAGCTTGGCTTGTCTGCCGAACAGCGCGTTCATCACGTCACGTCACGTCAACGACATCTTTAAAGGAGTGCGCCATGAATCAGATCGACACCATCCTCACCCTGATCGCCCAGAAGCATCTCGGTATCGAGACTCTGGAAACACGCAGATCCGACAGCCTTGATTTCCACGATACGGCGGTCTGGTGCCTCAAGGACGCGCTGGCAGCAGCCTTCAAGGCAGGCGTCGAACTCGGCGTATCGATGCACAAAGCCACCGAAGCGGAGATCACCAAAGACTGATCCGAATCCATTGAAGCCGAGCAGAAAACGCTTGGCTTCACTTGGGAACAGCGCGTTCATCACATCGTCATCAACCACGCCGAAGGAGCAGATCATGACCATCATCCAACTGACACCCGCCCAGCACGCGATCCTTGCCCACGCCCTAGAGCACACTGGCGGCAAGATCGACTGGTTTCCCGACAACATCAAAGGCGGCGCACGCAAGAAGGTGCTGGACGGACTTTTCAACCGCGCACTGATCACCAGCGACGGCACCGATTGGTTTGTCGCAGCGGAGGGCTACGACGCCTTGGGCATTCCGCGTCCCGTCTTGAACAGGAAGAGCATCGGTCTGTTCGAAACCAATCTCGACCAAATCATCGATAACGCCGAAGGCGCGTCAGTGGCCGGGAGCGACCCCGAACTGGAAGCCGCCGTAACCGCCGCCGAAGCAACGTGGACCAAGCTGCGCACCCGCGAGAACAGCAAGCAAGCCGAAGTGATCCGGATGCTGCAACGCCCCGAGGGCGCAACCATCGGCCAGATTTGCACCGCCACCGGTTGGCAGGCGCACACGGTGCGCGGCACCTTCGCCGGGGCTTTCAAGAAGAAGCTGGGCCTGACCATCGTGTCGGACAAGCCGCAGGGCGGCGAGCGGATCTACCGCATCGCCTGATCGGAATGATCGAGAAAGAGGCCAAGTGGCACTTGGCTTCTCAATCGAACAGCGCGTTACTACAGGTGTCGCAACGATCAACCCGAAGGAGAAAACGCCATGACCACCAACCAGATACCTGCCACCCAGAACGATGCTTGGGGCTTTTTGGGCACGATGAACGAACACGCCAGCGCCGCATGGCCCTTGGCGATGACCGCCATCTCGGATGCCACCAGCCAGCCCCTCGAATCGGTGCGGGTCTTCCTCGACAGCCGCCACGGACGTCACTTTGCCGACGACGTCCAGAATGGTTTGTACCAAGGCAAAGCCTTGCAGGATGCGATCAGCGCCGCCACCCAACGCTGGATGGGTTGGACGATTGGCCGCCAGACCAGCAAGCAATACGGCATCCCGCGCGGTCTGCCTTACCTGACAGGCTTTGTGATCCACTGCGAAATCTTCGACGAAATGGCCGCCTGATGAAAACGCCCGCCACCGAACGGGAGCAGGCGCTGCGTTGGCTAATTGCCAACCGGCGTCCGGATGTCTCCATCGAACAGGCTGTGCGCGTGATGTGCACAGCGCTGCCCCGCGATCTCGCCACGATGCAAATCCTGCGGCGCATCGCGGAGGAAGAAGAGGCCAAGCAACCCGACCAGCCATTCAACTGGCGCACATTTCCTGGTCTGCCGCCTCGCGGATAGCCGTCTGGCCGGTGAAGTCTTCCCACCGGCGCACGATGACATCCACGTACTTCGGATCGAGTTCGATCAGCCGCGCGACGCGACCTGACTTCTCGGCCGCAATCAGCGTCGTGCCGGAACCGCCGAACGGATCGAGCACGACGTTACCCGGGCGGCTTGAATTGCGGATCGCCCGCTCGACCAATTCCACCGGCTTCATCGTCGGGTGCAGATCGTTCTTCTGCGGTTTCTTGATAGCCCACACATCGCCCTGATCGCGGTCGCCGCACCAGTGGCGTTGGGCACCCTCGGGCCATCCGTAAAGGATCGGCTCGTACTGGCGCTGGTAGTCGGCGCGGCCGAGCGTGAAGGTGTTCTTGGCCCAGATGATGAACGTCGACCACTTGCCACCGGCGGCACGGAAGGCGGCCTGCAGCACATCCAATTCACTGGACGACATCGCCACGTAGATCCCGCCACGACTATGGGCCACGGTAGGCGCCAGCGCTGCCAGCAGGAAATCGTAGAAGCCATCGCCCAAGTTGTCGTTGAGGATCGCGCGATCCTTGCCGCGCATCTTGTCCTTGGCGCTGTTGGCGTAGTTCACGTTGTACGGCGGGTCGGTGAATACCATGTCCGCCACTTCGCCTTGCATCAGGCGGTCGTAGCTTTCGGCCACGGTCGAATCGCCGCACAGCAGCCGGTGCGAGCCCATGATCCAGATATCACCCGGGCGTGAGATCGGAGTTTCGCCAACCTCTGGCACAGCGTCTTCATCAATCTGCCCATCTTTGTTGGGTTCGTCGCCCGCCAGCAATTCGGCCAGCGCATCTGCATCGAAGCCGGTCAGGTCGATGTCAAAGCCTTCGAGTTGCAGGGATTCCAGTTCGATGCGCAGCATCGCGTCATCCCAGCCTGCGTTCTCGGCAATCCGGTTGTCCGCGATGACTAAGGCCCGGCGCTGGGTCGGGCTCAAGTGATCGAGTACCACCACGGGCACGATTTCCAGCCCGAGTTTCTGCGCAGCGGCCAAGCGGCCATGCCCAGCGACGATGATGCCGTCACTGCCTGCAAGGATCGGATTGGTGAAGCCAAACTCGGCAATCGATGCGGCGATCTGCGCCACCTGATCATCCGAGTGCGTCCGCGCATTGCGGGCATAGGGCAGCAGTTTGGCCGTCGGCCACTGCTCGATCTTGTCGGCCAGCCAGTTCATGCCGCCACCTCCATTTCGCGTTCAGTGGCGATCTCGTCGAAAGATTGGCCGGTGGCGATGAGCGTGATCGGCACGCCAGGTTGGTTTTGCTGGAAGCGCTTGATGGCCACGTCCACGTACTCTGGCGCAATTTCCAAACTGCGGCAGACACGACCTGTACGCTGCGCGGCCAGCATCGTGGTGCCGCTGCCGCCGAAGGGCTCGAACACGACGTCACCCGAATCGGTGTAAGCCTCGATGGCGAACTCCGGCAACGCCACCGGGAATACGGCGGGGTGATCAATGTCCTGACCGATCTTGCCCTTGTGGCGCATCACGCGAATCACTGAGTCGGGGATTCGGGTGTCCTGCGTCGGCTGACCCTTGTGCGTCCAGCCGCCGACCGCGCCATCCTTACCGCGCATCGCCGTGGACGATCCGTCAGCGCGCAGGTGCGATTCCTGGCCTGCGTGCTTGCAAGGAACAATCTTGTTGGGTTTGCGGGTGCTGCGATTGAAGTGGAAAACAAACTCGAAGCTGGGAGCCAATCGGCCCTGCCAGTCGCCGGGCATGCCTGGCCCCTGATCCCAGACGTACCACGCGAAGCGCCGCCACCCTTTCTGACGCATCCAGGACAGCCAGCCGTCCCAATAGGGGATGACTTCGTTGTCGCGGTGGATCAGCCCAAGATTGACCAGCACCTGTCCGTCGTCTGCCATCGGCAGATGTGCGAACACCCCGCGCATCAGGACATCCCAATCTGCAATGCCACCGGAGGTGTAGTCGCGCTGGTTGCCATACGGCGGCGAGGTGAAGCAAAGCTGCGCGGTGTCACCCTGCATCAGCGTGGCGACCACGGCTGGGTCGGTGGCGTCGCCACAGATCAGCCGGTGCGAGCCAATGGCCCAGACATCTCCGGGGCGAGTAACCGGCAAGGTGGGTGCCTGCGGCACATCATCAGCGGCGTAATCTGCCGTTTCGTCAGGATCGTCTGCCACCTCAGCCGCATCGTCCTTCAAGGCGGTAGAGAGCAGGCGCTCGAGTTCGCTGCTGTCGAAGCCAGTCAAGGCAAGTTCGTATCCCGATTCGGACAGTTCAGCGAGTTCGAGCGCCAGCATGGCTTCATCCCAACCGGCATCGAGTGCCAGCCGGTTGTCAGCGATCACCAGCGCGCGCTTTTGCGCGACGGTCAGATGGGCCAGTTCGATCACCGGCACCTGATCCAGCCCCAGCTTGCGGGCAGCCGCCAGACGCCCGTGGCCCGCAATGATGCCGTTGTCACCATCGACCAGGATCGGGTTCGTCCAGCCGTACTCGACGATGCTGGCCGCGATCTTGGCGATCTGGCTTTCGGCGTGTGTGCGCGGATTGCGGGCGTAGGGAATCAGCGCCTCGACCTTGCGGTACTCGACGTTGAGCGTGTTCAAAGTGTGCGTCCTGAAAATAGAAAACCCGCCGACGGAAAACCGTGGGCGGGTTCAGAAAGTGGAAACCTGACAGGGGTGGTAACTGCGCTGGGGGTGGTAACCGGGGCCGGTAACCTGGCCGGGTGGTAACCTGTTTTTGCGGCCTGACGCTAAAAAAGCGCCGCGCTCGCGCCCCCCGCATTGGCTTTTGGCCAGGAAGGACCCCTTTTGCCTTGGGCCACTTCCTATGCCGTCACCGCTGTCCAGAAGATAGCTGAAATACTACGCCACTCTCGGGTGTTTTGTTGCATGTCTGGCTGGCTCCAAAAAGGACAAATGCGTCAAGACAAGGACAAAAGCATCACCCATTACCCTACGTTGCTCAGGAAGTTGAAGCCTGATGCCCATTGGCAGTGTTGAGCATTGTCGTGACTGTCTCTAACGCCTTTTGCCACCTGCGCCACGCCGTGGTGCGGTCGCAAGCGAATCGAATCGTGATGTCCCGCCAGCCGTAACGCTTGGCCCGCATCCAGACCAGATGCCGTTGCTCGACCTCCAGGCATTGCACCCACTGCATCGTTTCCAGCATCCGGTCGATGGCATCCGGGCTTGGCGGAAATGGCTGGTAAACCTTCTCATCTGCGGCAAATGACTCCCACTCCTTGCGCACGATGGCTGGCCAGCAATTGAAATAGCCTTGCACACGTACCGGAGGCAGACGCCGTCCGGTGCTGGCCGCTTCCTCAAAGCGTGCGGCCACGTCCTCAATAGTCCACGCGTTTTGACGGTTATCCATGACGTCGTCCTCCTGTACCGTAGAGGCGTTCACCGATCTGGCGCACCAGTTCACGCTCCATCCAATCCAGACGTTCGTCGTCGGCATTGACGACGAGGATGTGTTGATCCCGCCAGCCGCGTTGCTTGATGACGTCTACGTCCTGAACGTCAGGCTGCAGACGTCCCAGTGGGCAGCGGTATTGGGGTGTTGGCACTTTCATCTCACACCTCCTGTTCCAGTGCGTGCTGCGCGATGGCCCAGTGCAACAGCGCCAGCGCGTCGGCTTCGTTGTCGTCGAGAGGAGCGTGGCCACGAGCGCAGGCGGACGCCACCATCTCATCCTTGCTGGCGTTTCCCTTGCCAGTAGCGTGCTTCTTGATCGTGCCAACGGGAACGCCTTGGTACGGGATCTGGTGGTGCTCGCACCACGCAGTGAGCGTGGCGAGAAAACCGCCGTAGGCGTGGGCCGCATCGGTCGAGACGTGGCGGCGTACTTCTTCGAAGTGCAGGCAGTCGATACCGTCGCAGGACTGCTTGATCTCGGTGAGCCAGCGTTTGAATCGCAGGTAGCGCATGCCGCCGCCTTCAAAACGTTGTGGCCGGAAGCTTTCAGATCCGCTGGTGATGTGGCCATCGCTGCTGCGCAGCGCCCAGCCGGTGATGGTGCCCAGATCGAGGGCGAGGATAGTGGTGGTCATGGTGTTAGTCCTTGTTTGGCGCGGGTCTGACGCAGCTGACACGGCATGTCGAAACTCTCCATGAGGCGCGTACACGCGCACGCGTATAGAGCGTTATGTGCAAATGCGTCAGCTGCGTCAGACGATGTGTTTTTCATGAGGGTCAGTTGTCCGCGTAGGGGGTGTATGCGGGCATCGGCGGATGCTTGAGGCCAATGCCCTGAAACCCGCGCACCCCCATGCCGTTGCGCCATTTCTCAATCCCGCGTGTGATGAGCAGGTCGGAGAAACGTCGTTGCGCGCCGATGAACTCCCCGGCGGACTCAGCCCACTGTTTCCAGTCGGTGAACAGTTCGGCAGTCAGCGACTTGGCGTTCGGTTCGCGCACGCAGCGTTCATCAAGCCAGCGACCCAGCGCGTCCTCGGCCTCGAAATACTCCTCGGTCGCCGATACCACGCAGGCGGGTGGCTTCAAGCCATCGCGTTGCCACGCAAGGCAACCGGCCACGGCCCACGCCAGAATCCCGTCTCGCTCGGCGAGCAACTTCTCGGTCAGGCGGCCATCGCGCCGCTCGGGCGGGATCGTCACGGTGAAGGGAATCATGTGCATTCGCCGCTTCATCGCTTCGTCGATGTTGCGGATGGCGGGCTTGTGGTTGCCGACGATGACGGGCTTGAACTGCGGCGTGTACTCGAAAAAATCCTGGCGCATGAAGCGTGCAGAGATCTTGTCGCCGCCCGTGATGGCCTTGACCTTGGATTCGTTCAGGCGTCGACCCTGCTCGGTTTCAATGGCCGTCACGAAGCGCGCGCCACGCAGTCCTGCCAAATCGGTCGGGTGGCGGTCACCACGCGTTTCGACAAAGGTGTCCATCGAGGCGGTGGCAGCGTAGTCACCAAGGATGGTGCTGATGACATTAGCGAACACGCTCTTGCCGTTAGCACCAGTGCCGTACAGGAAGAAAAGCGCGTGGGCGCTGGTCACGCCGGTCAGGCAATAGCCAACCATCCGCTGCAGGTAGACCTGCAGGTCAACGTCGCCGCCCGTGATATCGGACAGGAATGCCATCCATTGCGGGCAGTCGCCACCCGGCGTGGCCGTGGTGATCTTGGTCATCCGGTCGGCGCGGTCGTTCGCACGCTTGCGGCCGCTCTTGAGATCGACCACGCCACCGGGAGTGTTGAGCAGCCATGGATCGGCGTCCCATTCGTCGGTGGTGGCGGCATGCCTGCGGTCGGCGCGCGCCAGTCGCTCGACGCCGCCAACCGTACTGGCGCTG